AATTTCCACCAGCTCCGGAGCCTGAAATGTATAAACTACTAGAATTAACATTAACGTATTGACTACCTGAAATCCAATTTGATCCAGATGCTGACCCAGACCAATTAGCCCCATCTATAGTTAATGCCGATAAATATCCAGTTCCATTAATCCAATCTTGTCCTGCTAATTTTGCAGCTATAGAATAGTCTGAAGGTAAATTTTTTGCATGGGATGTATATAAATTTAATATGAATTTACAATCATTAACTGTTTTAGAATATTTAGATAATGATGCAGAAATTTCAGTCATATCAAATTTAATGAGACTTCTAGATTTAAGCAACGTTTCGCCTTGATTATCCAATCGTTTTCCAATTTCTAATACCTCATCTAATCCGGTATTATAATCAGGATAACGTTCATACAACGTTGTATCTTTTGATGCATAAAATATTCTAAACATTATTTTCCTTAATAATTTACTACTCGACCTTTTATGTCTTGATCAACAAATTTAACTTCAAATATACTAGGATCTAACGAAGGATAAATAACGCCGTTTTTAGTAGCTGACGATAAATCATATACATTTCCGGAATAGCCTTGTGCAGTATCGTAAAGATTACTAAATGATAAATTGATAACCGATTGAACTCCTTTAACATTTCCTATCAAATTTGTAACTTGCGACTTAATGATAGGTTGATTGATTTGCCAACGATCTACATTGAAATACGCACGTAATTCATTGATACAAGTTAATAAAACTTCGTTGCTATTATAATTAGGCAATACGGTTATTTCAAAATTAACACCAATGTTAATAATAAAGGCATCTTTGATATTTACAGCATCAGTTAAAATTCTGTAATAGCTTAGATACGTTTTTAAATTTTCTTTGATGGCACTATTTAATGCAACCAATTGTTTGTTTTGATTGAATCCTAACACATACAAATTCATAGCTAATGGATTTGCAATTCTAGTTTCCTCAAAATCTTTTTGTGATAGTTGGTCATCTGGTACAATATATGCTTTTGCAACACTTCCAAATTTAGACGGCATTGAATATGCTCGAACAATATAATCATCCCGTGTTACTAATCGGTTTTGAGTAGCAAAATACGAAATTGCGTTGTTTTTAATATCTTGCAATGAATCTGCAGATTTTGCTCCAATTGCTGGTTCTGGATTATTAACAGCAACTGTAGATTTTACAAAATTAACTGTTGTTGCAGCAGCAGTTGAATTGATATCCGAATCAAATTCTATAAATAATATTCGAGTCAATGTATTTGCTAAAACGTTATCATTAATACCATTACCCGTAGTATATGTTACAGTTAATGAAGTATTTGATGGTGCCTGTCCGTATGTTCTAGTATATAAAAAATTTGAAGGATCTATATCTACATTAATGTTTCTTCGGATTGAAGATAATCCATTTCCTACGTTGGTAGGATTTGGAACAATTTCTTCGTCATTATTATCAGAAATACCAGCTCCAAATTGTAATTCCAATTTATTATCACTTCGCATTCTAGTAATAAATCGTTTTGCAGTTTTACGTAATTTTAATAAACTAGGAGCAGATGAACGATATGGAGATAATTCTGGATCATTTTCTAATAAGTTTGGAATTTCTTCAAAAATAGTATCTTGAGCTAAGTAAGGAACTTCATACCAGTTATCACCATCTGTTTCAGTTACCGAAACAATTTCAACAATGTTAGTATCAGGTAAAACTAATTTATCATAGGCAACGGCCGAACCAAATTGAAATGATGTAGTTTTTACTTCACCAGATACGGCTTGTACTTGTTTTTTTAATAAGTAATATGTAGGCAAATTGGTTGTCGGATCACTTTCATATATTGTTACTTCGGTTGTGTCATAAGAAGAAGAAAATGCAAAATTAACCGTATCCGTTGTTCTAAATTGAGCTTGACCATTGTTTTGTTGAATTCGCAATCCGGGTTTAATTGATAATGCATAATCATAATCAGGACGTACGTTATTACCAGTTCCAATTGCAGGAACCAATTGATAAATATCTAGCATAACATATGCTGGCACTACATTCTTTGGTTGATATCCTAATGATTTAGCAATATCATATATGTTGCCACGCTCTGTTGCTTGTTCTAACATTGATTCTTTTAGATTTACATCCATATAATAAGAAAGAACATCACCAACATATGAAGCCATATCTATAAACATCGAACCAGGTGATGACTGATTAAAATCAGTGTATGTGTTTGGAAAATACTGTCTAGCAAATTCTACCAAATTTCTACGAAATTGTCCAAAATCTTTGCCTAAGTATGAAACGTCTTTTTTAATTTCCATGTTATTCCGTTAATTTATTATCCAGGATGTATTACACCAGTTGCCACTGTATCATTACCAAAAGGAGATCCTTGTCCTATAATATCATTCTGTTGAATTATTAATGTACCGTTTTGATTTGCAGAAATAATTAGTGATGCAGATATGCTTAAAAGTACTAATGATATAGTTAAAGTAATTACAATATCATTTGTTAACGTAGGATCTTCTGCAGCAGTAAGCACGTCGATTCGTTCTACGGTTATATCCGGCAAATATGCATCTATAGCATTTCGGATATACGTATCAATATCATCCTTTAAATCAGAATTATCAGTATTTGGTTCAAACAACACATTAACTAGATCCGTACCAAAATTTAAATCGCCTACTAATTCTCCTTTTTTAGTAAGCAATAACATTTTTAAATTAGCAAATGTTTGATCTAAAGTTTTAAATTGTGATTGAAATATATTTTGAGTAGATATTCCCAGCCCATATGGGGTTGCTGTTGTTATAGTACTATTATCTACTACTAAATATGGCACGTTATTTTCCTTTTTTATTGTTAATGGCTTTCATTAAAGCCGAATAATCTCGAGTCATTGCTTGTTGAACTTCTTGTGGTACTTCAAATACTTTGCCCGTTTCCGGGTCTTCCATTACTTTAGGTGCAGCAGGGGCAACACCCATTGCCTCTTTCATGTTTTGTCGCATTGCTCCAAAATTAACTGCATCGCGTGATGTCATTCGAATTTCGTCCATTCCTTCATTCATTATGTCGCGAAAACTATTTAATGCTAACGGTTGATCTTCTGTTAATGCATCAGTTTCATTAAGTACGTTAGCCCATTTATTATCAGTAAATTGTACTTTTGATTTTTTTCCCGATTCGCTGACCATTTTAGTTTCAACTTGTATCGTTTTATTTGGATCTACTTTAACATGTTTTTCAGACTGTGCCATTTCTGTAATTGTAGATTGTAGGCCTTCGCGAAGAATTTCAGTTAATTCTTCTTTTATAACTTCTCGTACGGCAGTTTTTAGTGCTTTTACTAATGTTTTTGAATCCATATGACTTCTTTTATATAAATATTAGGTTTAGTAATTTATGCCCCGCGGCCATTTGGTATCAGAAATTTTAGGGCCATATATAGTTCTAGTAGTTTGATTTATAAAATAATCTCCAGCCTTCCCGCGGTCTACATCAGGAGGTTGAGTGCCAGTACCAATAATTACTTGACTAGGTGCTTCTAACAAATCTAATAAAGATCTTTGTTCTTGTTGTAACTGTTGAATTAATTCTTCTCGCAAATCAATATCATCCTGTGATACATTTATTAATTGATAAAATTCAGATTCCGTAGTAGCCACTACTTCATTATTAATAGAATCAATTGCATTTTGTGTAGCTTGAGTAACCGCAAACGTTTCATTGTTACATATTGAAGATAACAAATTGATTACGCCGGCAAGTAATCCTGATGCTAATGCTACAGCTCCATTTACTATGCCTAATATTATCGATGCTTGAGTTAATGCTTTTGCAATATTTGCAACTAATTCATTTTGTACTGCAATAGTTTGTCCTATTACGGGTGGTGATGGAACTGGATTTGCTAACTGTCCATTAATTATAACTGCAGCAAATTGTGCTGCAACTGTTAGTATTGGTATAATGATATTCAATATACGCAATATATTTTGAATTTGTTCAATATATCGTTGAATTTGTTCTAAAATTTGTTTTAGTTCTTGTATCTTAGGATCATTGCAATCAATTTTTTTTGGTAATGTGTTTGATTTGCCAATAGCTTCTGCAACTTTTTGATTGAGTTTTGCAATAACCTTGTTTA